TGTAAGATAAATAAAGGAGAAATCAAAATGAAATCACAAGTAATGAGCCTAGCATGGAAGATCTTCAAAAATGAAAAAAATGACGTAACTTTCTCAACTGCATTGAAATTGGCTTGGAAGACTGTTAAACGCCAATACATGGCAGATGATTTCTATTTCTTCCGTTCTTCAAATGTTAAATTCCAAGGTGTCAAGAAATGGTTCGCTGAAAAAGAATTTTATGGACGTAATAAGAAAGATTTAGCGTTCATATCTGTTACTGCGATTAGCGTAAAAGATTTGGTCGAAGAAACTGAAAAAGCTGTTAAACTTGAAATTGTAACACCTTATGGCATTTCTACTAAATGGTATCCAAAGAGCGTGCTCGCTTAATTTTAAAATAAAAAGGAGAAATAAAATGGAAATCAATAACGATATTAAAGGCTTAATTTTGGAATATGTGGGGCGGTATTTCCGTTATGAGAACGACTTCTACCGTCTTCCTAATATCAAATTCACGGACGCTAACTGGCAGAAATTCAAGAATGGTGAAACTTCTATCGAGAAGATGGGGGCGTCAAGGGTCAATGCCATGCTAGATTGCTTGTTTGATGATTTCGAGCTTGCTATGATTGGTAAGGCTCAAGATTACTATTATTTCAGCAATTCGCTTAAAATGAATATGACGTTCCATGCTTACTATGACCAGTTCAAGAAGCAACAACTCCTAAAATGGATTGAAAATAGCCGTAATGATATCATCGGGGGGACTGGCAGAATGTACACGGCGAGCGGAAATTGGATTGCTAACGCTTATCTTGAGGTGGCCTTGGAAAGTAGCAAAGTCGAGGACAGTTATATGCTTCAACTGCGGTTCAAGAATTATTCTCAAGACCCTAGACCAATACCATCAGGCCGTCAAAATCGCCTTGAATGGATCGAGAAGAATTTAGAGAATATACGATAATTGAAATAAGCCACCCTTGAGGTGGCCTTTTTTGTGTTTATAACGGAAAATCTTAAAATTGTCTATTATAACAGACAATTTACCTTATAAGCTCTTGATTTTTTTAATAGATAGTGCTATAATAATTGTACACAGATTTTGAACAATCTACTAAATAACCAAGTGAAGATAGGGTGACACCTTGCTTGGATTGTATACATAATTCCCGTTACGCTTCCCGTGAGATATTGTGGGAAGATAAGTAATTCTCTTTTGAGTGATCGAAAGAGATCATGAAGTGTAAGAAGATTGAGGGTGTATGTAGTATAGAGGTTGTGCGTAATTAGATCATTATCAGACGGTGGCAGTGACAATAGACGCTTCCAGTGGAAGAATAATCTAGCAAGGCCTTATGTAGCAGTAAGAACCAAACTAGAAAAGCTATAATAAACTGTTTTGCACTTGAGGTTGAGACATCAGCCAATAACACCAAAGATAAGTACAAGTAGCCCAAATTGTGCAGAGAATTTACAAGATATATTGTGCTAAAATATTAATCTGAATGTCGGGTGAAAGTTGGACGTAACCAGTCGTGCCTAGCCATTAAATTGCTACGGAAGTTATAGGGTCGCTCCTTATGGCTCAGACCGTGGTAGGCTATCGGTCAATAAATTGCGTACAATCGAAGTAGAGCGAAGGCTCATTTAATAGATTGTTTAAAGTTTGTGTATACCCTTGCTCCTTGCAAGGGTTTTTCTTTTTGAAAAACCAACAAATTTACTATCCTTGATTGAAATAAGCGTGAGTAAATATCTCAAATTTTCCAGCGAATAACTATCTTATCGGAAGTGACTTGCACCTTGTCAATCAACTCTCTAACAATAACTTTCTGGTTATCATACGACATATCAAACACGCTACTGGCATCTAGTAACTTCTCTATCTTCTTCCTCTTGCTTACTTGCTTATCGCTAGTAGCTTTTTTTATTTCTTCTTCTAGCGTGGCCCTTTGCTTGATAAAATCGGACGACTTGCTTCTTAATTCATCCAGTGTGATCCTATCGTCCAAGTATAAATCGTTTAGCTTACTTAATTTGAGCGATAGGCTATCTATCTGCTTCTGGATCGCTCGTTTGTCAATGACTGGGCTTGTACTATCAGAAAACAGCTCTTGTATCTTCTCTGGGTCATTCTGCAGCATAGCGATGCGAGTTAGGACGTAATGCTCTAGTATGTCCATGTAGTAGTAGCCAGAGTCACACTTTTGATTATCGTTATATACAGTGACCCCTTTCGTGGTACGTGGGTGTCTCTGGTAGCATTCATACCTTTTAGTGCGTGTGCCGTCTTTCCTCTTTTGGCCTAGTATCACTTTTAAGGGTGCGTGGCAGTAACCGCATTGAGCGAGGCCAGAGAGCATATACTTAGCTTGAAATGGTCGAGGGTTTAACAATTCTTTAGCAGTTTGTTGCCGTTTAGCTAACTCTCTTTGTGTTTGCTCAAAATCATCTAGCGAGATAATAGCCTTGTGTGTACCTTGGAAAGTCTGACCCTTGTATTGGTTCAATCCACAATATACTGGATTGGCTAGTATCCCTCTTATTGTGCGATAGCTCCATGCTGGTCGTTTTGGGTATTCCTCGTTAATCTTATCTCTTAATTTAGTTATTGACATACCAGCTAGATATGATGCGTATATCTCTTTGACTACTAAGGCTTCATACTCATTTATCGTCATTGATCCAGTTTCTTTGTCGTAGTCGTAACCATAGGAAGTCTTAGCCCACATCATAGACTTTCCAGACTTAGCCCGTCCTAGTTTTCCTAACTGCATACGCTCTTTGATCTGCTCGCGCTCAAACTCAGCTATTGCAGATAAAAGAGTTAGAAATAAAGTACCCATAGCGGAAGAAGTATCTATATTTTCTTGAATGGATACAAAATCAATTTTATTTATATTGAACACATCTTTGATTAAATAAAGTGTATCTCTTACGTTTCGTGACAATCTATCGAGTTTGTAAACTAAAACTGTATCAAATGAACCGTTTTTTACATCGTTAATCAAATTTGTCATTTCAGGACGATCTAAACTTCCTCCAGAGAAACCGGCATCAATATACTTATTATAGACTTCCCACCCCATGGCATCACAATACTTTTCTAAGCTGTCAATCTGACCATCTATAGAATATCCTTCTTCGACTTGATTTGTAGTACTCACTCGTGCATATATAGCAACCTTTCTAATCATTTGAGACACCTCTGCATTCAGAATACTTCCAAACAAACCCTCCAGCCTTTTTTCTTCTACCTTTGCAACACATTGAAATACAAGAAAGATTGATTTTCAGAGTTTTACTAGCATCTGTCATACTATTCCACTCTTTTACCACATTCCCGCCCAAATCTATTTGCAGAACCTTTTTATTGCTGTTTCTTCCAAGCATCGTAATATGGTCAATTTGAGATTGCTTCACGGATTTCAAACCAGTCTTGAATGCGTGTTTAATATTTTCACTAGCAGAAACCCACTCTAAATTGTGAACAGCATTATTGGTTTTATTACCATCAATATGGTTTACTTGCGTCTTTATTTTTGCGTCTGGGTTGTTAATAAAACAAGTAGCAACAAGCCTATGAACAAAGTAATGTTTCGCTTTTCCGTTTTTAGTGAGCGCTACAGTATGATACCCAAAATGCGTGAGTTTCTTTTTCAAAACTCTGCCTTTCAACAATTTGAAACCGTCCCATTTTGGCACAACTTTGTCTAAACTTCTAACATTGCCTAAATCACTAACTTCGTATAGGCCTTCGTAGCCTACGATTTTTTCCCATTTTTCCATTCTTTTTTACTCCATTCTATGATAAAATAGAGTATAGTAAAACAATCTAAAAAAATTAGGTGTTTTGCTATACAATTTTCAACCTCACGCTCTGAGTCGCCAAACTTTGAGAGCGTGGGGCTTTTTTTATTTGTCGTAAATCATCACACCATTTTCTTCATGGGCAAGCTGTACCTCGTTCGTATCGTGTACATAAATAGGCGGTGCTGTAAAATCTTTATCCGTGATTTTATATGTCTTTTCGACATCGTTTTTTATTTTAAGCAGGCCGTCCGCTGTCTGATGTAACTGTTCATTTGTCAGTTCAGACGATGTGACTGGTAGCAAGATAGCTACTCTATCACTGCGATAGTATACCTCTATTTGACTAGAGTCAATCCATTGCTTATAAGAGTTTGCGAACTGATCCAAGATAGGACGATTGC